CAATGTTGGCTATGTCAGCAATAGTGTCCATTACCAAGGAACACCGTCAGCAGTAGTAGGGTTCTTCTGGTCTGCAATGTCTGCCGCTAGAGCCGCCTCAGTTGCCGCCTGATCGACTTCTCCCCAGACCCAGCCTAAGACTACCTCTTCAGTTAGATTGTCGTAGGGGACAAATGAGGGGTCTGTAGAGTCATAGGTAAAGCTACAGGTACCATAGGCAGAAGCAGAAAACTCTCCGTCTACCTCAGATACACGCCAGTGTGCAACGACTACGCCACCGTCTGATAGCTCTCTTTCCAATGTTGGGATTGTCCATGTAGCCATTGTTATGCTCCGAATACTGCGTTGCAGATAGCCTGTACGTTAGAAGGCTCTGATGACCAGTCGTCTCCAGAGTTGATAACGTGACGGTGATAAGACTGAGAGATGACAGCGCCATCCTCAACGATACGAGTAGCAGTACGTACTTGAACGACGTGGCCGTCCTCTGTAGCTACTACTTCGATTTTGTCTGCTGTTACTTCTTTAGTTAGTGACATTGTTGTCTCCTGTTAGTCCAGCCCCAGAGTCTACTGAGGCTATAGGGTTAAACTTCGTAAGTCAGGCTAAACATTAAACTAGCGGCTGTGCTTGTACCTTCGTCGCTGTCTGTAATGGCGGTGGTGCTACTTCCACGGTGCAATAAAATGTCAGTGCCTGAAACGTAGCCAGAAACAGACACATCAGCTTCGTCAAAGGCAAACATATTACAGAAGGAAACTAAAGGAACTCCCGTGAAGCTATTAGCGGTAAAGGGAAGGTTGCTTAGTTGAATTGTTCCAGAGCAAGTCGAAGCCGTCATGTTTATATTAGCTAAGTAGACGCCTACAGTTACTAAGTCACCGACTTTAACGTACACGGCCTTGTTTACTGTAAAGCCCGTAATTGAACCGCTTGTTGACCCTACAATCGTAGGAGTCCACGTTCCAACTTCATAGTCATCCAGATGGTTGGCAGTAGCTGTGCCGCCGATGTATGCTCCGCCTGACAGGTAGAGGTCTTTGAAGCGTCCGCCGCTGTAGCCTAAGTCCGTTGTGCCGTTCGCTATTGCACCAGCCTTAGTGGACGGAGCAATAATTCCTTCTGAGCCGTTGTCTGTAAATATAAGCCCAGAGTGTAAAGAAGCGGAAGGGCCACTAATATATACACGACTACCAGCGGCGCCAATGCTTCCGACTGAAGCCGCATCCTTGTAAAACTCAACAAGGCTCCCGTCTGAAGTCATTCGCTTAAACACAGCCGCCCTATGGCCATTTGTTGCCGCGATTGCTTCGCCTGTACTGGCAACACCAAAGCCTATTGTGTTGTTTACGGTGTCATCTGGATACTCAGTACAACCAACCAGCACGTTGCCGCTAGAGTCGATGCGCATGGCTTCAGTAAGCGTTGTAGCAGAAGAGGTGGGTTTTGTAGCAAAGACTAAATCGCCTCTAGCTCCTGAAGCGTCGTTAGAAACGATATGACCGCTAATGGCGCACCAACGCTCAGAGTTACCTGCTCCGGCTTGCCAAGTTATTTCACCGCCGTTGCCGATTGTGCTTGAATCTGACTTTAACTGTATTCCGCCTTTTTGCCCTAGCGTGGTTATGTTTGTACTTGCAAGCGCAATAGATAGCTCAGTGTCTGGACTGCTAGTACCAATACCTACGTTGCCACCTGTATTGAAGTAACTATTTGCATTGGCATTTGAACCAATAAGAACATTTAGGTTACCGCCGTCGTACATTCTAAGAGTTGCGGCGTCTGTTGACTGTTGGTGCAACCACGCTAGATTAGTACCACCACTGCTTTGCAAACGAATACCGTCGTCGTTGCCAGACGCTTTTACTTCAAGGGTATCTGAAGGAGAAGCCGTACCGATACCCAACGACTCCGCAGAGGCATCCCAGAAGAACTTCGCAGTCGTACCAGTGTCCTCGTAGAACTCTACGTCCTTATTAGGCTTAAAACGTGCGGCTCGAGTTGCATTAGTGCCTGCTGAATTTGCATCCCCGTTAGTTAATATATTTAAACCGTTGCTGTCTGTAATAAGCAAGTTTGAGCTTGCCGAGTCAGAAAGAGCGATAGTCTGGCCGGAGTCGGTTGAAACAAAGTAAGCTCCTTGATTTGTTGCTCCAGAGTTTACGCTCAAACCATCAGCAGTCACTGTGCCAGTTACGTCGATGCCTGTGGAGGTGGTGGCTAACTTGAGTGCATTGTCATAATACAAATTGACAGCGCCATCGGCATTAAAAACTCCTGAAACTTCACCTGTATACTTTTGAATACTTACTGCAGGATTACCCCTTAAAACAAGGTTGCCTGAGCTTGTATCGTCAATATAACTATTAGTGCCATCATGATAAATCTGTAGGTCTGAGCCAGCACCGAAGATAGCCTTGTCGTTGTCACCAAAGGTCACATTGGCAGAAGTCACAAGACCTGCAAAGGTTGGAGTGTCAGTAGTAGCTACGCCTTGGTCTAGAGACTTAACAGCAGTAATGTCTGTTAGCTCACTGTCCATCAATGCACCAGCAGCAGTAACATTGGTCGTGTCTGTTACGTCTGCATTGGTTTCTACTGTGTCCAGTTTAATACCGTCAGTAGCCACGTCACGGCCATCTACAGTACCGCCTACAGTAATGTTACCTGTAGCAGAAACAGTGGTAAATGATCCAGCTGCTGCAGTAGAACCACCAATGGTAGCTCCGTCAATCGTACCTCCGTTAATGTCTGTTGTAGTTAGTACAGAAGATGCAAGAGTTACAACGCCAGTACTATCAGCAATAGAGCCAGCAGAAGTGCCGTCCTTAGCTTTGATGTTGGTTACTTCTACGTTAGTTGTGTCTACAGTAGTAGAGGCCAGACTTGTGATTGTTGTTGAAGCAATAGTACCACCTTCAACTTTGTCACCAGAGATTTGATTATCAGCCAGCGTTAGTGTGCCGCCAGAGACATCTAAGGTCTTGCCAGAGCCTACTGTAATGTTTGACGTAGCAATAGTAGCACCATCAATAGTACCGCCGTCAATGTCAGGAGTGTTTACGTCAGGAGACGTGAGTGTTTTGTTAGTAAGCGTCTGTGTACCAGTCAGTGTAGCAACGGTAGAGTCAATAGCAAACTCAACGTCATTACCTGAGCCAGCAGTAGTAATACCAGTGCCACCTGTGAAGGTCATGGTCTCAGTGTCTAGGTCAATGCTTAATGCACCACCAGAGTCAGCTTGAAAGTCTAGGTCTTGAGCTTGGAGTTCTGTGGTTACAGCGTCAACGTAAGCTTTTACGGACTGCTGTGTAGGAACCAGGTTAGCACTGTTGGATGACATATCGTCTTCATCAACGAATGCAGTAATGCTAATAGTCCCATCGGAAATAGTTTCGTAGGTCAACGTGCCTGTAAAGGTCGGACCTGCAATATCTGCTTTGGTTGCGATAGCAGTAGAGATCGCGTCAAACTCTGTTTCAAACTCAGTTCCGCGAATAATCTTACCAGAGTCGCCTGTCGGTAATGAGTCTTTAGCCCCAAAGTCTGTAGTCTTAGTGTAGTTCGACATCGGAAAGTCCTATTGCAGAAAACGGAGGGAAAGGAAAAAGGGGCCATTGCTGACCCCTCTTGTCGTTCTTATGCAGAAGGTACTGCGAGAACGAAACCAGCTTCAGGACGGTATACTTGGACACCGTACAGCGTGTCAGCTGTGTACAGAGTCGAGAGGTATTCCTGCTTGTACTGAGTCTGTGAACGTACGGCCATTTGCTCTGCCATGACAATTGCGTCTTTGTGGAAGAGAAGTGCAGCACGTGTATCAACAGAAGATGCAGTGTTGTCAGCTGCAGCTTCGATAGTTGCACAGTTAGAAGACACGTAGATGTCTACACCGTACAAGTTACCGATGAGGCCGCTGTTAACTGACTGACCGCTTACGAAGTCAGAAGACACGTAACGGTCAATGCCCATGATGGCATTACGAGTTGCAGGTGGGATGATTAGGCAACGGTCTTCCATAGGAACATCGTTGTCGTCCATCTTCTGAATCATGTCACGGAAGAACGCATCAGTAAAGTCATCACCAGCAACAATAGTGTCGTCAGTGTACTGAGTAGTTGTACCGTTGTCGTTGAAGAAACAACCAGTGTGCTGGTAGTCAGTAGGAGCTACTGAACCAGAGTACACAATTGAACCGCCGTTACCAAAGCCAGTACCTGCTGAGTGCAAGTCAGTGTCTACCTTAAGAGCAAGCTGGTAGCCAGCGTCTTCAGTGTAGAACTGACGGAGGCTGTTAAGAGCCTGTACTTCGACGATGTCTTCGATAAGACGTGAGTACTCGAAGTGACGGTCAACAGCAATCTGCAGTTCTGACTCAAGGTTTGCTTGGATTGTTACCGCAGTGGCTTCAGCCTTTGCAGAAGCAGATCCACGTGTTGGCTTAGGAATGTGAATTACGTCACCCTTCTTACCAGACATTTGGATACGCTTTACAAGAGGTGCAAGCTTGAGGTTCTTTTGGTATGCTGCAATTACTTCGTCACTCCAGATTTCTGGGATAAAAGTACCAGCAGCAGTTTTGTCAACTACAGCATTAGCTGTAAAATAAGTTCCAGAGGTTTCGTTAGCCATGATAAATCTCCTTGATAATTAGGCTACTTAACTCGACCCTCTGCGTATGCTTTGAATATCTCGTCTGACATAGACTGATATCGTTCAGGGTCGGTTCGCATGAGTTTAATTATGTCAGCCCGACGATAAGTCTTCTTACGAGATCGCTCTGTTGTTCCTCTAGCAGTACCAGTAGTTGCAGCTTTGAGAGATTGTTTGCGTGCTGTTCTTTCTACTTTGGCTGTCTGCTTAACCATCTGGTTACGCTCTTTCCAAAGACTAAACAACTCGTTAGCAGCGTCATAGTCATATTCCTGGTCTGCTGCTACAAACATCTGAGTCCTATACTTAGAAGCTTTAATCCACTCAGCAAATTTAGCGTCACCTAGTATGTCTTGCATGTCAGGATGTTCTGACTGTAGTTGTGCAAGTGCGGTTTGCTTCTTGTACTGAGCAGTGTATTCCTGCGCTTCTCTAATTTTAGGATGATTCTCAATAGCTTTACTAACGGCTGATTTTGGATCAGTAAAGAAATCAATGTCGTCATCATCGTCAACGGGCTGTTGAACAGGTGTTTGTTGCTTTTCTTCGAGTTGTGTATGAATGAAGTCGTCTACGACCTTACGTAACTCACCAACTTCGGAAGACTGACGACCAAGCATCTTTTCAGCTTCTTGGTGCATCTGTACAATTTCTTGTACTGACTTACCTTGGTACTTCTCTGGTAAGTTTTCTTCTTGAGGTTTGGCTTTCGGTTCAGGTTTTTCTTGAGTTGGCTCATCAAATGATGTAGCTTCAAGATCAGTTGTTGTAGAGTCGTCTTCAATACGCTCGTCTATAATTGTCGCTCTT